GTCGATAGAGATATTGTTCGTTTCCCTCGAATTCCGAATAAGGCGCAGCACCGAAATCGGGATAGATGATGTGGCGGCCATACACGACAGGGATCGGCTCCCCCAGACGCGCCTGGTTGCCCTGTGCCTGAATGGAATAGGTCGGGCTTGGCGCAGTCGGGTTATAGCTGCTCATGCCGGAGCTGGGCGATGGCGGAGGAATCAGCGCGTTCACCAACACGGAGCCTGCCAACGCTACGCCCGCTGTTAGTAGGGATATGCCCACCGTGCTTGTCACACCCATGGCCGCTCCCAGCGCCGCACCCGCATAAGGTGCGGCCACCATCACGGCAATGCTCAGGACGGCGCGGAAAATCTTCCCGCCACCACCACCGCCTTGCGGCAGGGTGATAAAAGCGATCACCGTTTCCTTCTGCACAATGACCAGCGGCCAATCCTTGCGCAAAACAGGCTCACCATCCACGATGCAGATGGTGGGCTTGGAAAATTCTGCAATCCCGCGCTCATCCAGCCAGCCGCGAATGCTCTGCCCGATGCGGGGCGTGAACAGATCGACGTTCTTGTGCAAATGGAACGGATTATGATGGATGGCGACTTGTGCCATAGATTATTCCTCGATGTGGCGGTAATAATTCTCGATCTTCCAGCCGGTCATGTTCAGATTGTTCAGGCTCTGAAACACGACCCCAGCGCCTTGAACGGCGTGCAAAATCCCTCCGCCGTCGACATCCAGCCAAACCCCGACATGGATAGGGTGGCGGGACTGGCGCAACAGCGCGACATCGCCTTCTTTCGGCGTTGCCACCGTGTGCCAGTTTTGCCGTTCAGGATGATCGCGTATGGTGCGGATCAAGGTTTTCATGTCGTTTTCTGCAACGGGAATAACGGACAAATCATGGCCGTAAAGCCTTCTTTGCACCGCCACGACCAACCCCCAGCAATCGTAGGCATCGGGGCCGTCTGAGGCGACGACCCACGGTTTTCCGATATAATCAAAAGCCCAATGTGTCATCGCGTTAATCCTGAAAACCGCAGAGAGTTATAGGTTTCAGACGGAAACGCCTTGTTGCCGACATCGAGCATGCGGGCGCGGCCTGTCACGCGAGACGTGTCGGCACTCACTTCCGTCAGCACCAGCGTGAACGGCGGCTCCATCTGCGGCCCTTCCAAATCGTCCGACAAATATGGACGATAGGTGACCTCGATCTTGCTCTGGCTGTCGGATGCCGCATCCAGGTGCTTGACGATCTCGCGGCTGGCGTTATCCAGCGTGATCGAGATTTCCGGCACAGGCGCGGTGTCGATGGGCGGCAATTCCAGATCGAAGCCCATGGCGATAAACGTCACCATCGCGCCTGCATTCAAGGGTGCGCCAGCCTCCAGCCGCGCCGTCAAATCCTGATTATCCCGCACCACCCGAATGGCAATGGGCTGGCCGTCATCATCCAAAAAGGACGGATGACGTAATTCCAGCGTATGCAGAATAACGACATCGCTGGGTGCAGATGCGTAGGCTTCTCGCAATGCTTCACTGAGCAAAGTATTAGGCATTGTCGATTTCCCATGCTTGCTCTGTGAAATAATCAACAAAAACGCCGTTGATCAAAGAGGCTTCGATAGAATCGGAACGCAGCCGGATATCTTGAATTTGCAGCAAAAGCTGTTCAGCCTTTTGCAGGCGCTCCTGTTGCTGTTCATCCAGTTTTTCTAGCTTGCCCAGCAGATAAATATCGACCAATGCATTTTGCTGCTTCCATTGCGGCGCAACTTCCAAAATGCGCCGACCGGCTTCTTCCTTCACCTGTCGAATGATTTGGCTGTGCTTGTAAATAAGCTCAATATCCTCATCAGCGATTTTTCCACCTGACGGAATATCTTGCTTTTCAGCAAAGGCGTAATAATTGCGGCCATCAATTTCAGCTAGATGAATGGGCGCAAGTTCGCTTTCGGCAAAGCGCACGGCTTTGCCGTTCACATAGGAACGGATTGTCATGGTTTTTTCTCCTTAGAAAATGACGTTTGTCAGGGATAGAACATCGTGCAGATTGCCAGGCTGCGTACCGCATTCGCCGTAGCTGTTGTTATCGCCACAGGCATCAACACGACCATCGTCATACAGGACACTAATGCCCCAGCCCGAAGTGCCGTTGCCATACAATGCCCAGTCTTCAATTGTGCCGCTTACGCCAAGAACTTTCTGTAAGGTATTGCTGTCCGTGGCATGACCAAGCCCTAGATTACCGTTTTGATTATAACCTGCTGCCCAGAGTTGATTATCTGCCTGCAGAACGCAGCCCTCTGTACTCACGCCACCACCAAAGCGTGCCTTTGTTACACTGCCTTGGAATGCGCCAGTGGGTTTAAATGGTGAAAGCTGGTTAGCAGTATTCCCTGTTCCGCATTGACCGTAGCCGTTATAGCCCCAGAGATAAATTTCATGCTGATTGCTAATGGCAGCGCAGGACGGATAGCGGCCATCACCTGTGACAATGTCAGTGAAAAATGCTGCGTGCGTGATCTGGGTAAAACTGGTGCGGTCTGTCGTATCACCGAGGCCAAGCTGTCCATAGCCATTATATCCAGCGACCCAGATCGTTCCATCCGACTTCAAGACAACGCCATGGCCGGTAGGAGTTGCACCAGCGGCGGTATATCCTCCAGCTGCAATGGCCTTAACGGCATTATTCAAAGATGGATGCAGAATTGGCGTTTGACGAACAGTTACGTCACCAAGTCCAAGTTGCCCCTGACCGTTATTGCCCCAGACCCAAAGATTACCATTGCTTTCTACGGCATATGCATGGTGCGGCATTCCACCCAGCGCCACGCAGGTAATATTGGTCAAAGAGCCGCAACGCACAGGCGTAAGCTGGTTTGCTGTCGTACCGTTCCCTAATTGACCAAAGTTATTGTATCCGCAACCATAAACTTTTCCGTCTGTCGTGAGAAACAGGACGCTGGCATGATCGTAAACATTGGGGCGGCTTGGAATAACTTTAGCGATTTGAATATTATTCGTAACAAAGTATTCGATCCGCTTAGGTTGCGCACGGTTGGCTGTGTCGCCGTGGCCAAGCTGACCGTAATTGTTATAACCCCATGACCAAACCTCGCCGCTTTCCGTCAGGGCGTAATGCTGCATACCGCCTGAAAAAACTTCAACAAAGCGGGCGTTGCAATCCGCAGGTGAAATCCGTGATGGCAAATAAACATGAGAGCCTGTCGGATCACCATTGGAATAGTTTGATCCCATGCCACAGGCTTTGATCGTGCCATCGGCCATGAGATAAGACCTTACACCTGTACTGCCATGGCCATTCACTTTGGCCAGTTTTGCCACGCGGCGGGACGGATCAACGGCTTGTGTACGCCATGCGGGGCGACCATTGATCAGCTGCAGGATTTGCGTATCTGTGCCGCGTGCCAGACGAACAGGCGCATTACCGTCATGGATCAGAATGTCGCCTTCCTGCAAAAGCTGATCTGTGCCAGCGGCCAGCAAATCCCAATCCGCGCCCACCACAGGCGTGACGCCCGTGACATCGCGCAAGGCAATGAAGCTGGAACCATGATAAGAAACGGCATCATCCCGCACATATTCGGTGGCGGCATTATACGCCCCGCGCCAGTTAATGCGAATATTGCCAAGGTCGATAACGGCCATGTTGTTCTCCTTTGATTAGATGTTGATATGCAAGTGGCCGTTCGGGCCGATTGAAAAATCCACGCCAGGCAGCGTGATGAACCACACGGGATAATCCTTGGCGACGAACGTACCGTTGCCGCTTTCGGCCAGCAGTTTTGCGCCGTCCTTGCGCAGACCGTAAAAGACGCCCTTGGATTCAATCGGCTCGTAGCCGGTCTCATCCTCTTTGATGGCCAGAAGCATTCCGGCTTTTCCGGTCAGGTCGGTCGGCAGATTGAGAGCATTGGCCAGCGTTTCCGCGTTCTGCGCTGCTTCCGCCGCCTGATCGCGGAAGTCCTCTGCATCGGCCACGGCATCGGCAAGCTGTTGCCCAGCCGCGCCAAGATCGCTCAATCCCTCCTGGATCGTGTCTTCAATATCTTTGATGGCCTTAGCGACGGTTTTGACGTTGCCACCCTCAGTCGGCACAACGGTCTGATTATCGCCATGGACGATTTGGTGCAGGATTTGGCTGTCGGCCTGGACGCGCACAACCGCTTCCTGCAGATCTGTCTGCAGGGTCATGTTTTTTCCTCTCGTTTGTTAATTCAGGGTGATAGGCAAGGTTTGATGCACAAGGATATGCAGGCTGTTGCCGGAAAAGATGAGGCCTGCAGGGTCTTCGCTCAGGAGCAGATTCAACAGCCCTTCATCCAGCACCGGACGTTCACGGATTTCCAGCTCGGACGTGATTTCCCACAGCGTGCCGCCCGCCAGCAATCGTGCAGAAAACTGGCGGGTGAAGCGCGCTTCCTGTTCCAGCAACCCCAATCCGCCCAGAAGGGTGATCGTGAACCAGTTCGCGCCTTCCTTTGCCTGCCAGCGATACCACGCTTCGAAAATGGCATACTGGTCGCGGCGCATGATCCAGCGCACAGAAACCTTGGTCGGCACGTTGGTAAAACGCCGACGCTGGCGAGCAAGTCCGGCTTCCATCTCCGTGCGCAAGATCGCATCTTCCGGCTGGACGCTATAGCCTTGAACGGTCGGCAGGGGCAATGTAACTGGCCAAATAATCGACATCTTGTTTTCCTGTCAGAATCTTATTACAATCATCACCGAACTAGCCTGCGACGAAATCAAAGGCTCAATAACCGAAAGTTATAATTGCACCCGAAAGGAGCATTTTGCATGCGCACATACTCGCCTTTTTTCCAGACCATCTATGACGAACAACAACCTGTCGGCCATCTGGTTCGTGGCACGCATTATTCCGTTTTGCGTGCTGCCGTCTTTCATGATGAGCGAGGCAA